ATGTGATTGAAAACTTAAATACTAATATTTATGAAAATAAATAAAGATTTAGTAATTGAAGATACAAATAATAGTTTGAAAAATATTTCTGACAAAGTTGATAATAACATCTCCTTATTGACTCCTACCGTATTATATGATGGTGGAGTTAATGGGACTGTTGGAAATGTAACTCTTTCTGACAATTGGGAAAATTATTCTTATATAGAAGTTTTTTATCGTAGATTAGAATATGAAACAAACAGTGTTAGAAGTTCAACAGATTTAGTTAATGGTACAAGTTTTGTGCTAGAAGGAATGTGCTGCTTTCAAGGATATGGTAATGGTTTTTGGTGGGGATGGAAACAATTTAAATTCACAACTGGAAGTAAAACCGTTACTACATCCGTATGGGGTAATGCTTATGTTACTGGAAGTGGTCAAGGTGTAACAACACAAACAAGTTCTAGTTCAGATAATACCATTAGAATTATGAAAATATTAGGTTGGAAATAAAAGAGAGTCAATTTGCTTTTATAGCATAGAGGCTTATGGAAATTAATAGTGATTTTATAAAAAACATTAATAAAAATACAATTATAAATAGTGCTAACAAAACTATAGAAGATTGTATACCTGTTTTTACAACTTCAACAGATGCCAATGGGTGGTTTAAAGTAGAACAAAAAAATTATACAATGTGGTTTAAAAAGGGTACTCATACTGTTCAAATGACAGGAAATTCTTGGGGTGCTTGGCGTGTAAGTGTTTTACCAGTAGGGTTAACTGTTGATGGCAAAACTTTTGGAGCAGGATATGCTTCTTGTGGAGATGGTGCTATGAAATCTTCTATAGGAATGACTTCAGGAGAAATCAGGCTCAATAGATATTGGGGATATGGTTCTACAGTTTCTTTGGCTGTTGAATGGGGTTTTTGTATTTTTAAATTTAACTAGAATTTAGAATAAAAGGAGGAAACTATGAACGAATTTTTAACTTGGGAAGTTTTATTAACTTTCACTGGTTTAGTGACTACAACTTATATGGTTACTGAATTCACAAAAGAAATACCATTAATTAAAAAAATGCCAACTAAATATTGGAGTTATATTATAGCTTTAGTATTATTATTTGCTGTTAATTTAGTCACTGGAAGTTTTAAATATGAAGATATAGTTTTATATTTATTAAATGCAATTCCAGTTAGTTTATCAGCTAATGGTTTAAATAATTTTAATAATGGTAAGAAAAAGGAAGAAGCAGGGGTGCAAATTGAAGAAGGAATCGGAGACGATTCTGAAATTATCGAAGAAGACGTGTAAGAGCGTCTTCTCTTAATATAGAAAAGAAGGAGGATGAAAAAATGGAAGAAAATATGAACATTGAAATGAATGAAGAATTATTACAAGATTTCAGAAATATGGAAAATGTTGAAGACGGAATACAAACAACTTTTAACGAAGATTCTCTTGAAGAAATGAATGACGAGTCTGTTGTTATTGAAAATGAGAATGAAGAAGAAGTTGAAGGTATTGGTGCTGTCGGATTTTCAATGAGAACAACTAAACCTAGTGGAAACTTAAATTTTATGACAACTAGCACAGGAGGTTGGTCTACTTGTATTAAGGGTTCTCCTAATGACCCTAATGCAACTGTGCTTAGTAATTGCGTAGGCTATGCAAGTTCGAGATTTAATGAGGTCATAAATTTAGCGAGAGGAACATCTGGTTGTACTTATAAGACATTAAACTGTAACGCAGAAAACTTCCCAGAAAGAGCTGCGGCAGCAGGATTACAAATGGGTTCTACTCCTAGACGTGGAGCTATAATTTGTTGGCAAAAGGGTTCTTTATCTAGTTCTGATGGTGCTGGACACGTTGAATTTGTTGAAAGAGTAGACTCTAATAATCAAATTTATGATTCTGCATCTAATTATGGTGGAACGGCTTTTTACAATGTAACTAGAAATAATTCAAATGGTAGATGGGGATTAAATTCTCCATACGCTTTTAGATGTTTTATTTATTTACCAGCTGATGTTCAAGCTTGGGTAGATGGTTCATCACCAGCTCCATCACCAACTCCAAGTGATAAATATAATATTGGTGATAAAGTAGTTATCAACGGGGCTTTATATGTTAATTCAAATGCTGCTACTCCAGCAGGTTCAGTAAGTAATAAAGTAACAAACATTACAAGAAAGAATCCTGGAAGTGCACATCCATATAATACAACTGGTGATTTAGGTTGGATGGATGAAAGTTCTATTAGACCTTATGAAGAACCAAAACCTACTCCAACACCAACACCTGTATCTGAAAGAAAAGGTTTAGATATTTCTAGTTGGCAACAAGGAATTAGTTTTGATGCTATTAAAAATAGTGAATATAATCAATTTGTTATTTTACGTGGAGGATTCACTGGCTGGGGAACAGGAGTTTCTTATAATAAAGATAGCTGTTTTGAAGGATTTTATGCAGATGCTAAAGCCAGAGGAATTCCAGTAGGAGCATATTGGTATAGTTGTGCTAATACTTATGATAAAGGTGTTGCTGAAGCAAATTATTTCTATGAAAATTGCTTAAAAGGAAAACAATTTGAATATCCTGTTTATATGGATGTTGAAGATTCTCATTGGCAAGTTGGAAATAAAGATGGCGTTACAGCAGCAATTAAAGGTTTCTGTGAAACATTAGAAAACAAGAAATATTATGTAGGTATTTATGCTTCTGATATTTCTGGATTCCAAGAAAAGATGCACTTAGACCAACTAGGAGCTTATGATAAATGGGTTGCTAGATATGGTTCTAAACCACAATATGTTCAATCATATAGTATGTGGCAAACTGCATCTAACGGTAGAATAAATGGATATGGAGAAAACCTTGATACAGATATAGCATATAAAGATTATGAAACTATTATTAAAAATGCTAAGTTAAATGGATTTGACGGAGAACAACCAACTCCACCTACACCTCCAACACCACCTGCACCTACACCAAGTTATAAATACAATATAGGTGATAGAGTTGTTATTAATGGAGATTTATATGTAAGTTCTGATGCTTCAAGACCAACAGGACACGTTTCAAATAGAACTACAACAATAACAAGACGTGTTAATGGAGCATTACATCCATATAATACAGAAGGAGACCTTGGATGGATGAATGAATCTGATATTCAACCAGCAGGTTCACCTACACCAACTCCCACAGGGTTGTCTGTTGGAGACACTGTTAAAATTGTGGGTTATGGTAAAGCGAGTGCTGATGGCAGTGGTGCGACAGCTGGAGGAATTGGTTGGACACGACAAATTTTAAAGATTTATAATGGTCAACCTTGTCCTTATATGGTTGGAAATAATTCTGGTGTTACTGGTTTCTATCCTGCAAGTTCTTTACAAAAACTATAAAATATAGGTAAATTAAAGAGGAAAT